GACGTCGCAGGCCATGCACACGTCGCCCTCGACGTACTCCATCTCTCCGGGCTCGTGCAGCTCCAGCAGTCGCCGCTTGGCTTCGATGTCGGCGAGGACGCGGGCCGGGTCGTGGCGAACGATGTGCTCGGCAATACCGCCCCAGTTCGCGGAGGCGCACTCCTCGGCGCGGTCACCTTCGGTTGCGACGATGACGCCTGTCTCCCCGACCTGGCGGAAGGAGTCACCAGCCCTGCGCGCCGCCTGCTCGTCTTCGTCGAGGCGGGCTTGCAGGAATTGCACCAGGTCCATGTGTCCTCCGGATGCGACTCCGCCCCGGTGCATCACGCCGGGGCGGGTTCGGTAGCTGCGCCAGCCAGCGGCGCGAATGTGATGCATCCAGTATCCCAGGCGTCGCCGACAGTCCCGGGCGGCTACGGCCAGGCCGCGAGCTCCTGCCCGTCGGTCTCGTCGGTCAGGGTGATGCGCGCCCCGGCGGTGCTGCCGTAGTCGCCGATCCAGCTCAGGTACTTGCGGTCGGCGGTGTTCCGACTCGTCCACCAGCCGTGCATCGTGGGCCGGCCGTCGATGGCGAGGATGAGGTGGTAGCGCTGCGGGTCGGGCTCGGGCATGCCCCCAGGATGGCAGGCGGCACCGACAGCCGTAGACTCGAACATGTGTCCGAGTTGCCGCCTGATCTGCCCCGTCTCCGCACCCTGGAGACATACCTTCGACTGCAGCTGGCCAGGGTCGAGCAGCAGATCCGGCACCTCGAGGACCAGGCCCGCGCCAGCACCCCGTCGCCCGCCCCGGACCGTCCGGCGTGGCTGGCCGAGTACGACATCAGCGCGCAGCACCGCCTCTTCCAGATCCACGTCGGGGACTGCCGGATGGCCGGGCACAGGGTGAAGCCCATCGACGAGGCCGCGGCCAGGAGAGGCTGCGTCGAGGCGGGGGCGTGTCAGTTCTGCCGGCCCGACACCGCGCTCGGCGTGCTCGACTAGGACGGGGTCTTCTTCCTGAAGCGCCGCGGGCGGCGGAACCCCCAGGTGCGGTGCCAGTAGACAGCCCAGGCCACTGCTGCGGAACCAAGCACGAACAATGCGACCTTCACGGCCGGGCCCCGGTCCCCGCGCTCCCAGGTCTCTGTGACCCACGCGCCGATGGTGCAGATCATGCCGAACCCCAGGAGCACGGCGAAGAGTGCACCGACACCACTGGACCCGCCTCTGCCAGCCATGCTTACCCCCACCCCTCGGACCACGAGCCGTTGAATCGTATCCGCGGTGCACACAGCGGCGCCCCGCCTCCACAGGGCAGAAGCGGGGCGGAGCAGCGCATAACGTTCCCTTACTCGCTACAGGCCGATGTCTTCGCTGGCGGCGTCCGACCACTTGTCGGCTTCGCGGATGTAGCCCCAGAAGGCGGGGCTGTTCTCGGCATGGCCGGACTGGGCGCGGATCTTCTCCTCGCGCTTCCCTGCTCGACGGCTGGTGGTGATGAATCCGGCCCGCATCGAGTGGCCGGTGAGGCGGACGGCGAGCCCGGCGCGTTCAGCGTTGCGGGCGATGATCTCTCGGACGGCTTCTGGGGAGAGGGCGCGGTCGCCGAGGCGGCCGTGGACGGTGATGGGCAGGAAGGCGGGCCCGGCGGTGATGCCTGCGGCGGCGCGCCAGGTGAGCCAGGCGCGGACGGGGCAGGTGTCGGGGTTCTTGCCGTAGCCGACGACGACGTCTCGGGGCGGTCGGCCCTTGACGGCGGGGACGTGGACTTCGAGTCCTTGGCTGACGTGGACGATGGTGTCGGCGCGGAGGGCTGCGACTTCGGCGGAGCGTCCGGCGATGGCGAAGGCCATGAGCCAGAGGGCGCGGTCGCGGAGGCCGGTGAGTCCGTCGGCGACGGCGGCGTTCATCTGCCGGAGCTGTTCGGGGGTGACGGCGGCGGCCTTACCGCGTCCGCGGGCCATGCGCTCGGGATCGTGCTTGAGCGGCTTGAGGGCCTGCCGGGCGGCGACGGTGGCGGCCTTGGGGACTTCGATGCCGTGCTCGTTCCGCGCGGTGACGGTGACGCCGGTGATGCGGCGGTCGATCGAGTTGGGTGCGGCGAGCTTGATGGTGTCGAGCCAGACGACGAACCCGACGAGCGTGCCCTTGGTGACGTTGGTGGAGGCGATGCGGTGCCCGGTGCGCTCCCCCAGCCAGTCGTGGAACTCCTCCCAGAGTGCCCAGTCGTTGGCGTAGCCGCGTTTCGTGTTGTGGGGGCGGATGGCGTCGAGGTGCTTCTCGGCTGCCTCCTCCATGGCGGCGAGGACGGCGAGCGTCGCAGCGTCGTAGACGGCGGGGGTGGCATTCGGCTGGCGCGGGGCGAGGTCGGTCATGGCTGGAGCCCTCCGAACGCCTCCTCAAGCACGGCCGCGATCTCCCGGTCATACCCCTCTCGGATGGGCACCAGATCCTTCCGGCCCAGGTCCGTCTTGGAGATCCCGAAGTACGCCTCTACATGTCGCATCGGAGCCCCAGTCTCCAGTACCGCCGCCACGGCGGCATGCCGTAGATCATGCACATCTACATGCCACCCACCGCGCTTCATGACCTCCTGGAAGAGGTTGGGCAGCATGTGCTTGACGCCCTGAACCTTCAGCCCGAGAAGTAGCGGCTCATCCAGCTCGGCGTCTTCGCCAGCCAGGTACGCGCCTATCAGCGCGTCAGCGGAGGGAGCCACGCGGATCGTCCGCCCTTGTCGGGTTCTGTCGACGGTGAGCTTGGGATCGTCGCCAGACTGCCAGTCCTGCACCAGCAACCCGGCGACTTCGCTGGCCCGGAGTCCGGCCAGCAGCATCAGCGACGCCCCTACGTGCAGCAACACGTCACCCCTGGTTGCGGCCACCGCATCACGGATCTCCCCGTGGTCAAGTTCTCGGATCATTCCGCCTCGCTTCGGTGAGGTCGCGGCCGGGGCCGACGAACCGGTACACGACTTCCTCGCCCTCGCTGACGTCATGGTCGATCTCGTACCAGGACCGAGTGCCATTGCTGAGCATCGATCCCCACGTCTGCGGATAGTCGGAGGGCGCGGCGTGGACGAGGTGGTCGACGCGGCCATCCTTGCATCCACCGACCCACCGTCGATGCCCCTTGTGCTTCGAGCAGTCCATGGCGGGAGCGCGTCCACCGGGCGCGTGGCAGCCGCAGGGGCATGTCGGATCGGGCCCGTCGGAGTGGTCGCAGTTGCTGTACATGCAGACGGGGATGGGCCGTTCGCAGGTGATGTCTTTGTTGGCGTACTGCGGCAGTTCGCCGTGGAGCCAGCCAGTGACCTTGGACCAGTGGAGCGGGCGACGGCAGTTGCGGCAGGAGTAGGGCTTCATCGATCTCCCCATGGCATGGTCGTGGCCGGGGCCAGCTTGGCGCGAATGCGGGCGAGGGCTGCGCGCACCTCGTCGGCGGCGATCCCTTCCTGGTCTCGCCATTCGCCTTCGAGGGCAACGCATTCCCAGTGCACGTCTCGCAGGGTACGCAGGGCGAGCAGGCCCGCTCCCTTACTGGCCTCTGCGGCGGCTTTCTGTAGGCGTTGGTAGGCGGGGCTGTCTGGCATGGTGGCCTCCTTGTTGCTGGCTTCACCGTGTACGGACGACGCAACTCGTCGCTGCGGCCGGAGGGCTGACGCGGCGAAGCCCCGCACGTTGGCGGGGCTCGGGGGTGTGGCCCGCCTAGAAGTTCGGGTCGCGGCGCGGGCACTTCGCGCTGTGTTCATCGGTGACCCACTTGGTGGAGGTGACGGGCGCGCCGCAGTCGTCGCACTCGTCGGGGAAGACGCAGATGGTGTCGAGGAAGTCGGGGTCGGCGATCCGAACGATCCGGTGGCGGAGCCCAGCGCGGTCCCTCGCGAACCACTCGTCGACGCGGTCGCCGTCGACCTGCGCCTGCTCGATCAGCTCTTCCGTCTCCGTGACGCTCGATTCGCCCCAGACGCTGCCGTGGTTGTCGAAGTTGACGACGTTGGTCCAGTCGGTGTCAGCCATGACGTTCACCGTGCTCTCCCCTGCTTGCCACTGGTTTCTGTTTAACAAGAATGACGAACACTGCACCCCTTGTCAACTCATCACGCCAGATGGATGGTAGATTCTGTTAAACACTTACCGAGGGGGAGCGATGGGGCGACCCGCCACAGGGCAGACCAAGGTCATGGGCTTCCGCCCGCCCAAGCCGCTGCGTGACGAGTTCGAGGCGCTCGCCAAGTCCGAAGAGCGCTCACCTTCCGACGCGCTCATCGAAGCGATGCACGACTGGGTCAAGAAGAAGCGGCGCGAGCGAGCGACAGAAGGTGATCCACGGGGGGCGCTCACCCCTGACGGAGAGTCGGACAATCACCCTAAATAACGCCCCTGATATGGCATGTTATCGAGAGCACTACACCTCAACTCGGCGCAGAAAAAGGCCCCTCCCGCCCGAAGGCGAGAGGGGCTTTGTCAGGAAGGATCCTCCGGTCCGGCCGGCTCGTCCGGCGGTGGGAAGCTGGGCTCGAGGAACGGGGCGATCGACGGGATGGGCGGCTCCTCGACGACACCCATGTCGGCGAGCGTGCCCGTATCCGCCGCCGCCTCATCCACCCGCCGCTGCACCGGGCGCGCAGTCGGGGACTCCTGGTCTGGCATCACAGCCTCCTGTATGCGGCGGTCGCGGCGAGGGCGCCCAGACCGAGCAGGCCCTCGCCGGCGGGCGGTTGGTCGCTGGTGGTGGTGCGTCGGCAGACGAGGGCGTCCGGGTCGTCCTTCGCGGGCTGCATCGAATAGCCGTCAGGGCAAGTCTGCCCGTCGCGGCCATCGGTGCCGTCTTCGCCTGCTGGCCCCTGCTCGCCCTGTGGTCCAGCCGGACCGGCTGGACCCGCGGGCCCAGGTTCACCCTGCGGTCCGGGCGGGCCCGCCGGACCGGCATCACCCGCGGCTCCGTCCTGGCCGGGGGCGCCGGTCTCGCCGACACCATCCGCGCCGGGAGTTCCCGATGGGCCTACCGGCCCTGACGGTCCGACGGGTCCGGGCGGGCCCGAGGGGCCGACGTCTCCCTCCGGTCCGGGCGGGCCGGTCGGGCCGACCGTCCCCTTGCCGGGCTCGCCCCGGGATCCGGGCGGCCCTGCGACGGGCTTCTCCCCCAGCTGCTGCACCTGCGCCGCCAGTGCGTCGCGCGCCTCGTTAGCGGCGCGCAGGTCGTGCGCCAGCCCCTGCATCGTGATGATGAGGAACGCGAACCCCGCCAGGCCCAGCGCAACAGCCACAGCGAACGCCACGTCGCGGCGGCGCCGCACCACTTCCGGGTTCCTGTGTCGTCTCATGCTGCGGCCCCCCGTGTCGACAGATAGACGGTCAGCAGCAGCATCAAGACCGGGGCGATGATGGCGGTGAAGATGAGGCGTCGGTCATGGGCCCGTCGGTCAGCGACTCGCTGGGCCTCCTCGCGGCGGTCCTTCTCCTCTTGCTCGCGCGCGTCCTCGATGGTCTTCACGCGCTCAACAAGCAATGCGGTCGCAGCGTCCCGCGCTACCTGCTCGAGTTGGTAGCGCTCCATCGATACCTTGCTGTCGAGCCGTACACCCAGCTCGCGGAAGTCGTCCTTCAGGTCTTGGCGGACGTCCTCGAGGCGACGCATCACCTCACCGAGAGTCGGGTCGGTCTGCACAGGTAGCTCCGATCAGATGCCCTGCGGGCCAGACTTGGCCGGCGTCGGGGACACCTGCCCACGGGTGACGAGGCTGAGGAATGCGAGCACCCCAGCGTTGAGGGCGCCGACGGTTTCGGGGCTGACCTCGAGGCCGTAGGCGGCAAGCAGTGCGACCGCCGCGGCGACGAGGCCGGTGAACGCCGAAGGGGCGATAGGCCGGGTGACCGCGGCGGTGGCCGCGGCGAACACTGCGGAGACGACGGCGACGATCGTGCCCGCCTGCTCGCCGCTGAGGCCGAAGTTGAAGCTCACGAGGAGCGACAGGCCCGCGCTCACGCCGGCGATGATGAGCGCCGGCTCGCGTCCGAACAGCTTCATGATGGTGGTCCGTTCTCGTAGGTGGGTCAGGTGGTCGGGGGCTCGTCGGGTACGTCGAGGCGGACTTCAACGGACTCGATGGCCTGCCGACGAGCTTCGTGTTCACCGAGGTGAGCGCGTCGACTTTCGCGGTCAAGCTGGCCACGTTGCGGGCGGTGGTGCGCAGGTAGGCGTAGGCGTCGGCGGTTTCGCCGGTGCCCTTGTACGCCCACACGTCGAAAGCAGACACGTCGTCCTCCTCGGACGGGGCGGGAGCGGTGGGTGTGGTGGTGCTGGCCGGCCGGGGTGCGCCCTTCTTGGCCCAGGTGTAGATCGGGTCGCCGGGGCAGGTGGTGGCGTAGCCGTCGCGGTGCCCGCCGAGCCAGGTGCCGGTCGGGCCTTCGGCGCGGCAGTAGTCGATGGCGTCGCGGGCGCCGTGCAGCTGCGCGTCGGTAGGCCGGGTGAGGCCCGAGCTGCCGACGAGGAGGCAGACCGCGTAGTCCTGCTCGTTGAGCGTGGTGTTGCCGTTCGCGCTGTTGCGGCGGCGGAGGCCGCGGCCTTCGTACACGTAGCCGTGGGTGCAGACCAGGAAGCTGTAGCCGATGTCGGACCAGCCGTTGCCGTCCATGTGCTGGGCCTGGATCTGGCGGACGTAGTCATCGCACCGGTCGTGCGTGCGATCCGAGTAGGCGGTGCCGAGGTAGTGCAGCTTCACGCCGCGGCGGCGGCTGCCCGCGTACAGGGTCGCGCCGGACGGTAGCCGGTAGCCCCGCGCTCCCCAGGCCGCGCGAGAGACGAGCTTCACTAGAGACTCCAGACATGAGAAAAGCCCCGACGCTGCGGGGCGGTGTGAGGCGGGTGGGACTGGGTCAGACGGCTTCGTACCGGCCCGTGACCCACAAGCGGTCGCCGTTCGCCCAGGTCTGCGGGTGGAGGCTGGACACGATGGCCATGTCGCCCTTGCCGCCCGCGTAGGGACTGACTGTCGTCCCGCCGTCGGCGATGTAGGCGGCGCCGCTGGAGTAGCCGGACGTGCCGACGGACAGGTCGCCAACCATGACGTTGCCGATCATGTCGATGACGGATGCGGCGGTGAACGGGAGGCTGAGAGACCAGGGGCCGGAGCCGAACGTCGTCGTGCTCCCAGCAGTCATCTTGATGGCGAAGTCGACCATGTTGCCGACCCTGCTGTACCTGCCGGTGAGGGTGCCGTTGCCGAGGACAGGGTTCGTCGTCGACGCCGTCCACGAAGGCGTGTACGAGGTCCAGGTGCCGCCCTGCAGAACGGTCTGCCACGTGCTCCCGTCGTACCGAGTGAGCGTGTTGGTGTCCTGCAGCCAGGCCGACATGCCCTCCACCGGCGAGGTCAGGGTCGCGTTGCGGGCCGAGGCGGAGGCGAAGGTGAGCGTGGTCTTCGCCAGGATCGCCTGCAGGGCAGCCGCGACGGTGGCGATGCTGGGCTGGTCGGTCAGGGCGGGGATGGTGATGCCCTGCCCGTATGGGTCTGTGGCCACTGGAGGCCCCTTCCTAAGCGAGCCGGTAGCGGCTGAACACGTCGAACTGGCTGTACTTGTTGCCGGTGGCGGCCAGGGTGCCGCTGAAGTCGGCCAGCTGGATGGTGCCGTTGGTGAGGATCGTCATCACGCCGAAGAAGCCGACCGCGACCTGCACAGGACAGCGGACCTGCTTGGCCGGCCAGGTGCCCGCGGGCAGGGTGGCGACGGTCGCGCCGGACGCGAGGCTGCCGGACATCTGCGCCAGGCCGCACAGGGACGCGTCGCCGCCACCGAGGAGCTTCACCTGGGGTGTGTAGTAGGAGGCGTTCGCCGCCCAGCCCGCGGAGAGGCTGATGTTGACCCAGCCTCCGGTGCCTTGCCCTAGGCGGCCGTCTGCCGTCCAGCCTCCGGCGCTGGATACGGAGATGCGGATCGTGTCGCCGACCGCGGGGGTGCGGTAGGACTCGAGGCGTCTGGCGACGATGCCGTCGTCGGTGGTGATCGTGCCGTCCGTGCCGACGGTGGCGACGAGGGCGAGGCGCCAGTCTCCGCCGTGCACCGCAGGGTCGGAGGCGCTGGCGCGGGTGGCTTCGCTGCGGATGGCGTCGGCAAGGCGCGTGGACGTGTTCACGAGCCCTCCTTCGCGCTGATGGTCTGGATCGTGAAGTCGCCGCCGGCCTCGAGCGGGACGGGGAACGAGGCGACCTGGTGCAGTTCCTTCGTGCCGTCGGGGTACGTGACGCGCAGGACGTCGCCGGGTTCGAGCGCTGGGTTCGGCAGGGCGCTGATGTCGGCGGAGGCGTTTGGTGCCTTCGACGACCGCAGCAGCAGCGTTGCCGCCGCCGTGCATTGCCCGGTCGTGGTCAGCGTGGCCGACGTGTGGAAGGTTGGCCGGCGCCCGAGCGGGCCGTCCCAGTAGGTGGGGCTGCCCGGGTCGTCATCGACGACGAGCGCTGACACTGGGGCCGTGCCCGTCTCTGGGTTCTCCCCGCGGGCAAGGACTCCGTTGTGGACGCCGTCGAGGGACATGCCGCGGTTGGCGGATATGTAGGCGCCGCCTTCGCCTGCCGCCACCGTCCACACCGGGGTGGCCTCGAGCAGGTCCGGCAGTACGGCGATCGTGAACACGCCGTCCGCGTCGCAGTACACCTCGGCACCCAGGGCGGCGGCGATCTCCGTGATCGCGGCCCACGGGTCGCCCTCGATGTCCCAGGTGCGCGGCCCGATCGCCGCATCAACCACGGTGCTGACGATCTCGGCGTCCGGGAGGCTCCGCACGATCAGGGCGGTGATCGCAGCGACAGCGTTCCCCGATGCCCGCCACGGCTCGGTGAATCGGTCGTCGGCGATCACCGCCTCGAGGCTTTTCCCTGGATCGTCACCGGCCCCTCGTCGACATCGCCCGCGACGTCGTCGATGCGGAACACTCCGAGCGGCACCAGCTCCTGCGTGCCGTCGGAATACTGGACGCCGCGGGCCAGCCGAAGCTTGGCCCCGTAGGTGGCCAATTTGTCTGTCGGGGTGCGTGGGATCAGGGACGTGTCGGCGACGATGACTGTGCAGGTGCGGCGGGCCTGGCTGCCGCGGTCCACGGTCACCGAGCCACCGATGTGCTCCAGCTGCTCGACCATCCCGTCGGTTCGGAAAAGTGTCACCTGAGTGATCGGGGTGTGGGAGTCCGCGAGCGCCTTCAGGAACCGGTCGGACACTGGATACAAGATCAGCCTCCGATCGGCCGGTTGAGCATGACGTCTTCCCAGGTGGCGTACTTGTCGAGGACGTCCTGCCACGTGGCGTGCTCGGTGAGGATGTCCTGCCAGGTGCGGCCCGCGGAGCCGGTGACACCGACCGCGACAGGCATGTCGGCCTGCTTCAGTGGCAGCGTCCACTCCCGCCACTGCTCCGGGGCATAGCTGGTGATCCGGCCTTCGGAGACCTCGCCGACGTTGACATACATGTCGTCCACGCCGTTGCCCGGCGCGGCCTGCCACAGCAGCACGGCGCCTGAGTCGAGGATCCAGTGCAGCGCCTGGCGTTCGTCGTCGCTGCGGGTCCAGATGACGAGGTCGCCCTCGAGGCCGCCGCGCACATCCGACAGCACCACCGAATTCCGGCGCCCGCGAACCCGGTGCTCCGCCTGACTGATGGGCCGCTGCCAGTCCGGCGCCTGCTTGACCACGACCTGCACGTTCCGCTGCGGGTTGCTCGGGTCCTTCAGCCACACGAGATCCGCGTCGGGATGGGCCAGAGTAACCGGGCCGGCGGTGCGGGTCTGGGTGACCAGCGTGCCCGTGCGGGTCTCCGAGTAGTACGTCACCGGCACCCCGAGCGGCGCCTCGTAGTCCTCGAAGACCAGCGTCTCCGACGTGATGGTGAGTCCGTCGATGAGGCCGTCAGTACCTCGGACCAGCGTGCGGGATCCGTCGGACAGGACTCGCCACACGCTCAGCGCGTCGCCGACGGTCAGCTGCCGCAGAGTCACGGTGATCGACGCGGTCGTGTCGTTGCCGACCGCCTCGGACAGGGGCATCGACTCCCACAGGCCGACCTTGTCCATGTAGAGGACCGACGAGACGGCGCCCGCCGTGAGCGTGTACTCGACCGCCGCCTTCGTCGCGCCAACTGGCGCCACCGACTGTGCGTCGAGCAGCCACCAGTTCGGGGTCGGGATCGCAGCCGCGGCCCCCGCGGTGACTCCGAGATCCGTGTCGGCGGCGTCGTACCAGCGGATCGCGCGCGTCAGCGTCCACGATCCGGCCGACACTTTGAAGCCAGCCGACACGGTCCACGACAGGCCTGCCGCATCACCGACCGGGATCTTCCCCGACCGGATGACGGACGTCGTCGCGGTCGCCGACGACACCCGCAGACAGTAGGAGCCCTCGAGCCCGTCCGTGCCCCACGGCTCCAGCCGGGACAGCGCGGCCACACCGGACACGGCCGTCCACGAGCCGACACCCTGCTCGAGGGACGCATCCCGGTACGGGACGAGCGTGCCCTCATACAGCGGAGACATGGCCTTGATGAGCGCGCCGTCCGTGCGCAGCACCTGCCCGGCCGTCGCGCCGACCAGGCCGAACGCCACAGTGGCGTAGGCGGCGGTGGGCGGGGCGACATCGGACACCTTCTGCCGGTACCAGGACGTGCCCGGCTCGGCGAGGACCGCCCGCGTCGCCTGTACCTGCGCGAAGGATGCGTCGTAGAAGCGAAGCTCGATCCACGCCGTTGACGACGTTGACGGAGGGTTCAGATGGGCGTGAGCCAGATACTCCTGCCCGGGAGTGACCGCCGGCCAGTCCGTCGACCGGAACTCCGCGTCGCCATTTGCCGTCACAGTCATCGTGGCGACATGCCCGCCCGATTGGAACGCCAGCGGCGACCAGCCCACCGGCGGCAGCGTCCTGCTGATTGAGCAGTTGGTGACCGCCAGATACTCCCAGCCCGACGCCCGCTCCGACGTCTCCGTGTTCGCGGACAGCAGGTTCCCGGTCGTGCGCTGCGGCAGCCCCAAATAGATGTTGTCGAAGAAGTTGCCGACCAAGGCAGCGGCAGGAGTCGCAGAGAAGATCACCTGCGCGTATGCGGCACCGTCCGGGGCCCAGTCCGCCACGGCGATCCGATGCCAAGTCGCGGAAGCCGCTGACGTCGTCATCGACCACGTGATGCTGAGCTCCGTCGACAAGGCGTCCAGCCAGCGGATACCGATCCGCTCCGGCACCGTCGACCCGGAAGCGTCCGCGAACACCTCGTACTCGGTGCCTGGCGTGACCGGGTACGACGACACGGTGCGGCACTGCATCTCACCGGCCGCCACGCTCCTCATGAAAAGGCAGCCGGTCGTCACAGTGCCGCCCGTACCCCGGCTGATCGTGCAGTTCAGATGCGCAACCCAGCCGGAGGTGTTCGGGTCGATCGTCGACGTGGTCTCGCTCAGGTAGTTCCCGGGGATCGCCATGCCTCACCCCTTCCGGCCAGCACGCAAAGTCGACACCAGCTGCTGGTCATGCTCGATGAGGACGCCCTGGAACTTGCCCATCAGTTCGCCTGAGTCAAGGACGAGCATGCCCTCGACAACCCTGTCGCCGCCGCCGGCAACGACCGTCGACAGGTTCGCCATCGTGGACAGACGCATCGACGGGACGCCGACGAGCGCACCCATCGACTTAGCGACATCTCGCTGCATGCCGTTCAGCCCGACAACGAAGCCCTCCCCTGTCTGCTCGCCGATCTTCGCGAAGACCTTCGACGGGGAGTTGATTCCCAGCGCACCCTTCGCCGCGGCTATGGCCCGCGACACGACGCCGCGGGCCGCGTCCGCGATCGCGTTCGCCCGCGACAGAATGCCGTCGACCATGCCGAGAATGAGGTTCACGCCCGCCGAGTACAGATAGGAGCGGGCGCCGCTCAGAGCAGCCGATGCCCGACTGGGGAGACTCGCTACCCGAGCCACGGCTTCCTTGATCTTTCGGTCTACGGCAGAGACCAGCTCCGACAACTCGGCACGGGCCATCGCGGAGACTTCCCAGCCCAGGCTGGACAGGGCCCGCGCCGCCCGGCCCGGAAGCTTGGCGAACTCGCCGAACGCCCGGTTCATACCGCGCATCACCCAGTCATTGAACTCGCCCATCGCGGCACTGATCGCACCGATCAGCACCAGCGAGAGATGCGCCAGGATCTTGCCGACGATGCTCGGCAGTTTCGCGAGGACGTCGCCGATGAACCGCACGCCGTTCGCGGCGATCTCGCCAGCCTTTGTCCAGGCCGTTTGGAAGTCGCCCTGTAGCAGAGCGACAAGGCCCTCGATGGCGGGGATCACGAACTCCCGCATCACCCGGGCCAGGCCGTGGGCGAAGATGACGACCAGTTCGCCGACCGTGTCGATGATTGGGTCGATGATCGGCTTCAGTTTCGGCAGGGTCTCGTTGACGAACTTCTCGAGCTCGGCACCCAGCGGCTTGAGCTCATCGAGCACCATGCCGAAGGCAAGGCCGATCTCCTCGAAGGCGGGCTGAAGCTTCTCCAGGATCTGGTTCTGCAGTTCGATGAAGCCAGCCACGAGCCGGCCGGTGATCCGCACGAACGGCTCGAGGACAGGCTTCAGCTTTTCCCAGGCCGGTAGCAGCAGCCGCTTCAACGTTCCGGCGAGGAGCTTTGCCTGTTCGCCGACCTTGCGGAGGATCGGCTGGAGGCCGCCCAGCATCATGCCGATCAGCTCGCCCAAGGGGCCCAGGAACGGGGACAGTTCCATGGCTACCCCGCCCAGGTTTTTGGCCAGGTCCTTCAGGATCGGCCCCAGCCTGCGGATGACAGGCTCAAGCCCTCTCTCGAGGTCTTTCACCACCTGCTTTACCGGCGGGCCGAGCTCCTTCACCGCGGGGGCGATGGACTCCAGGGCCGCGAGCAGCAGCCGCCCGGCGGACTTGCCGACCTCGGCGAGGGTGTCGAACACCTCCTTCAGGGTGTCCTGGGCGCCCTTCGAGCCGGTGACTTTCGCCAGTTGGCCGGTGATCTGCTCCAGGACCGACAGGAAGTCGACGCCCGACGTCTCCGCCGGCTGGAACAGATTCATCAGCGTCCGGCCGATGTTCTTGCCCACGCGGCCGATCTGCTTGATTTTGTCGATGGCCCGGTCGATGGACTTCTGCAGCTGGCCAGAGTCCACGCCGCGGGCGATGCTGTCGGACATGCGCTTCGACACGCGGTCGACAGCCTTCGTGATCCGGTCGAACGCAGGTGATGCGGCTTCCGCCAGCCCGGTCAGGCTCTTCACGATCTCGCCGGGTACGTCCTTCAGGTTCGTCAGGCCCTTGGTGGCACCGTCCACCGCGCGGCCCAGGCTTCCCGACTCGGACAGTTCCTCCGTCGCCTGGAGGACGCCTTTACCCATCTCGTTCAACGCGCCCGCAGCGCCCTCGAGGCCGCGGCGGAGAACCGGCAGGGCAACCTTCCCGGTCTTCGTGACCTGATCGCCCAGCCCCTCGAACAGCCGCTCCTGCACAGCCTTACGGATCTTCGAGAACTCCGGCCCCAGCTTCTGGATAGCCAGCACGAACTTCTGCGCGTTCGGCGTCAGCTTCTTCAGGGCCTCGTTGAATGCCTCCGCGTTCTCTGGGTCAAAGGCGTTCTTCAGCGCCTCCTCGACACCCGTCATGCCTACCTTCAGGGCGGCGTTCGCGGCGACGACAGCGAGCACAGCCGTGGCGCCTACGGCGGCTGCGGGGGCGATCTGCGCCAGTGTCGCCACGAGGCCGGCCACTGCGGGGATCGCGACGCTGGCAGCCGCTCCCACTGCCGCGATTGCGGCTGCCGTCGCGGCGACTCTGCCCGCTGTCTGGCCGAGGTTGCGGAGGCTGCTCTGCAGTTGGTCCGTCGCGCTGCGGTCGACGTCGAACCGGACGGGTACGGCCAAGGGCGGACGGATACCTGCCAGTTCGGCTCGCAGCCTGGCGATCTCGCCATCGGCCACGGCCAGCACGACCGGCAGTTCGATGTCGATGTCGCCGAGCTCCCGCCGCAGAGACCTGCGGAAGCCTGCGAAGTTAGGGGTGACCAGCACCGGCAGCGAGGCGCGGATGGCACGCAGCTGCCGCTCGAGCCGCAACCGGAACTGGTTGATGTCCGGCAGCAGGCCGACCAGCAGTCGCGTCTGACGTAGCGGGCCACGCAGCTGCGAGTACACGCGCTGCTCGAAGCGGGACACGTCCGGCTCGACGGGCACGGTGATCGGCCGGTTGAACGAGGCGATCTCCGTGCGGAGGCGCGCCGCGAACTCGCGGGTGTCCGGCAGGACCGGAACCCGTACCCGGGCCGACGTGCGCGACAGCTCGGTGCGCACGCGGTCCGCGAAGTCGCTCGTGTTCGGGGTGACCGGCACTTCGATCCGGGCCCGCACACGGGACAGGTCGGCACGCATCTCCGAGGCGAACCGCGACGTGTCCGCGACGGCCTTCACCTTCACCTGAGCCCGGCGCTCGATCCGGTCCAGGTAGGACTGCAGCGAGGTCGAGAACTTCGACGTGTCGGGCAGGACCCGGATTGCGATCCTGCCGACTTCCCGGCCACCGGGACCAGCCACGAGAGACCACCACCCCTCACGTCACTTCGTGCGTCGGTACTTCTCCGGAAGCGGTCTCGCCAGGGGGTGCTTCGACAGGTCCAGAACCCGCCGTGCCGCTGCGGCCTTTGCTGAGGCAGACAGGGTCGGCCGCTGCACCGGCTTGGGTCGCGGCACCTTCTTCTTGCTGTTGGCCTGCGCGTTCACCCACCAGATGGTGTTGGCAGCGTCGACCTCCATGGCCTGGAGGTGCCGTTCCAGCGTCCAAGCCCGGTGCTCCGGACCGCCGCGCAGTGCAGCCGCGAAGGCACTGTCGTCAGGTCCCTGCTCGACCAGATCGATGACACGGCGCGGGCAGAGCGTGCCACGCCACACGTCGGCCAGATCAAGGCCGATGCGCTGCAGGTCGTAGCGGATCGCCGGCCCGTGCCCGTCGTCGATCAGCTGGCCGAGCTGGAGGCTTCCCCCGCCTGGGTACGCTCCGTCCACGCCTCGAGGACATGGAACCTGAGCGGCAGATCCCAGGCTTCGATCTCTCGTTTCATCGCCTCCGTGTTGTCGGCGACGAGCAGGAACAGGTCCCGCAGGACGCTCTCCTGGTGGGCGAGCGCGTCGAAGCCCTTGCGCTCCTCCTTCGAGTCGAGGGACTCGATGAGCACCTGTGCGGAATGCCTGGCCGCGTCGTCGAGGCGCAGCAGGTTCCGCATGCGGATCACGCCGCCGTCGTCGAGTTCGATCTCCAGGTCGGTGTACTTCTCTTCGGCCTCGCGGCGCAGGTCTGCAACCTTCATGATGTGGTCCCTCCATCAGGTCCCGTACAAGTGAGCCCCTGCCGCCCGGCGGGACCAGCCAGGCGGCAGGGAGTTGGTCAGGAGCTCGAGCCGGCCGCGGCGATCGGCATCCACTCGCCGATCGCGTTGTCGATGAGCGAGCTGCCGAGGAACGTTGCGGTGATCGGGAACGACAGGAAGTAGTCGACGGACATGCCGACGGCGTCCGATCCGAGCAGGGAGGCGCGCGGGTGCCACAGGGGCACGAAGTTCTCGCCGTCGACGATGACGAACAGCAGCGCCTTGATCTGCGGCGTGGGTCGGGCCGGGATCCGGAAGCTGCCGTCGGCCTGGGTCGCTTCCGAGCCGGCGCCGAAGTACAGCTGGTACGTCTCGAGGCTTGCCTGCACCGACTCGAACGTCACCTGGTAGGTCACGCTCGGGCTGGTCTGGCGGAGCTGGTTGTTCTGCCAGGTGCCGATGGTCTCCGGGTCGTCGCCCTCTCGGCCGAACTCCGGCAGGTTCTCCAGCGACGTGTGGCCGATGCTGACCCAGCTTGCGCCGGGGTCCAGCGGGTCGGTCACCTCCGGCTTCGCCGTGTCCGGGTCGGCCAGGTAGATGTAGCCGGTCCCTGCGACCAGGGCGGCATCGTCGTTCTGAGGCATGGAAATGTCTCCTTCTCGCCCTGGGGGCATGCGGAAGTGAGCCGCTGGTCCCGAGCGGCGAGAGGTCAGGCGGCGGGATGCGGCCTGGTCGTGAGGCGGTATGTGGCGGTGAAGCGGAAAGCGTCGGTGTGCAGCACCGGGCCCGGGGAGCGGTCCTCCGCCGGGGCCGACGACTCGAAGAAGTGGGACAGGTAGCCGCCCGCTTCTTCGTCGCCGAACTGGGCGGTGCAGGCGTCCCACAGGACGGCCCTGGTCTGGCGAGCCAGCAGCGAGGATGCCGTTCGGTCGGCCGCGCACGTCGTGACGGCGATGATTGCCGCATCCAGGAACCGCGGGTCGGTCGCCGGCCCGGACGTGACCCGGCGGGCCACGACCAGCGGCATGTGCTCGTACCAGTCGTTCGGCCACAGCGTCCACACCGTGGCTGTGATCCCGCGTGCCGTGTAGCCGGCCGCCAGCGCCTTGCGGACCAGGATGTCGGCGTCTGGCAGGACGTGGGTCATAGCGCCGCCTCGAAGGCGTGCACGCCCTCCACCTGCCGGCCGTTCGGCGTCTGGTGGCCGTAGTTCTTCGACAGCGCCGCCGGGTCGTCGGAGTAGATCAGCGTGTCCGTGTCGCCGGGCTCGGTCTTGATGGAGCGCAGGAAGTCGCCCGAGTCCTGCTTGCCGGCGGCGACGGCGCGCACCATGTCGGCACGCTTCTCCGCTTCTTGCTCCACCTCGTCCGTGACCGCCGGGAGGTGCGCGATGTAGGCGTCGAGGTCTCGAATCAGCTGCGCCACTGCTACCTCCTCTGGATGACGGCCGTGTCGTGGGCGATGCGGGGCGAGCCGCGCCACTTCTCCGGTTGGCCCACCACCGTCCAGTCGCGGCCGTCCCAGACGACCCGGTCCCAGGGACCTGCCGGAAGGGATCGGCCGATGACCCGGTACGCGGTCATGTCGGTGTACCCGTCGTCCCCGTCGTTCGCCGATGACGCGGGCTGCACCCGGCACGAGACAGTGACGGGAGCACCGGCCGGTCCTCGCGTGCCGTCGGGCAAGGTGGGGCCTGCTGGGTAGACGACGATCGTGTCCGGTCCCCGGTCCAGGAGGCTCATCCGGCCACCTCCTCGATCGCGTCGCACCAGGACTCGAGCTCGCCCGCCGGATCGAGCTCTGCCGATCGGGCGAGCGCCCTGGCTGAAGCGGCTTGCCAGTCGCGCGGCTTGAGCAGCTGCCGTATCGCCGTCTCGATGCGATCGATCTCGCCGCGGTCGATGAAGATGCCTGCCGGGCCGAGGCATTCGGTCAGGCCGGGCGTCGGGTGCGCGATCACCGGGATGCCGGAAGCGGATGCCTCCGCCGCGACCCTGCCCCACGACTCGTACTCCGACAACGCGAGCAGGATGCGGGTCCGCCCGTACACCTTGTCCCGCATCGCGGAGCCGGGGATGTGCGGCAGCACCTCCACGTTCGGCAGGCCCTGCTGGACGATCTGCTGTCCGTAGGAGCCGCGCACTCCGAGGAAGTCGACGTCCGGCATGCGGCGGGCCAGCTCCCAGAAGATGGCGCCGCCCTTGTTCTCGTTGAGGTTGACCAGTGTCACGCGGTCGCCTGGCGTTGTGCGGTAGTCGTCGGCGAACACGGGCGGCCGGACCACCAGCGTGCGGGCCGGCGCCTGATGGTGCCCGTGCTCCTCCGACACGTACCACTTGGCCGCGTAGTCCCGCATCCACTGGCTGTTGTAGATGGCCAGGTCCACCCCGGACGCTTCCTCGAACGTCTGGTTGTGCGTGTTGTGGCAGATGCTGACGGCTGGGATGCCGCCGAGGCGGGCCGCTTCTTTGACGTAGGGCACGCCCTCCAGGTGCGAGATGACCACATCGGCCAGTGCACCCAGAGCGCCAGGGCTGCGCGAGGCGACGCCCGACGGCCAGACCTGTACGCCCTGCAGCTCGTACCGGCCCCAGAAACTGGAGCGGCGAAACAGGTGCACGCGCACGTCGTGGCCGCGCTGCACCAGCGCCCGCAGCATCGAGTGGGTCATCCACTCGGCGCCCGCGTTCATGTCCGGCGGATAGCCGTGCAGCCGGGCCACCACCCGCAGGCGCTTCACCGTGGAGCCCCCGGATCACCGGGCACACCCCACGGCAGGTACTCGGACGAGCCGGCCACCGGCGCATACCAGGTGTCGTCAACCGTGAACGGCCGCTGCACCTCCACCGAGACGATGCCGCCGCGGCCGGACAGGTCCCGCAGCAGGTCGATCTCCGCCTGCGTAAGCGCCACCCCGGTCGGCGCCGACGCGGGCAGCTGGTACTGGTAGGAGCCCTCCATCTCCATGCGGAACCCCTCAGGGTTCCTCACGCGCCGCTCGGCCGCCGCAAGCGTGATGGCGACGGCGACATCGGGCGCCGCGGACACCATGGCCCACGGCAGCCCGTAATGCCGCACCAGAGCAGAGGCATCCGCCAGAGCAGCCTCCGCGAGCGACAACTCGGCACCCGTCAGCTCGCGGCCTATGCGGGCCTCGAGCTGCGCCACAGTGGCCAGAGGATCAGCCATGGCGAATCACCTCCCCTCAGGTCAGGAGCTCGCGCCGCCCGGCAGGGAGAGCTTCACCGCGCGCACCAGCTCCAGGTTCTCCGGGTCGCCGGCCGCCGCCGTGTTGTCGCGGACCACGGCCGCACCGACGAAGGTGTTGAGCACCGACCGGTCGCGGAGCTTCATCGGGTCGTAGTCGCGGATCCAGCGCATCGCCACGCCCTGGTCAGACATCGACTGCCCGAAGGCCACGCCCGCCGGGATCGCCGGGGCGCGCATCGCGAAGATGAACGCCGACCGGACGAACGCGTAGGCCGTGTCCGGGTCGATGGCGTTGGAGCCGACGACGTTGAAGCCGGCGTACCGGCCGATCATCGCCTCGCGGAGCGCGCCCTCAGAGCCCGACTCGTCGACCCGCTTGAGCAGCTCCGAGTTGAGCATCGCCGCTTCGACGTTCGCGCCGACGAGGAGGATGCGACCGTCACGCGGCACCTCCGCGATGTTCATCGCCGTGCGCGCCGCGACCGCCGCGGCGAACGGGTTGTCCGGGTCGATCGTGACCGTGGTCCCGTAGGTCGCGCCCTCGATCGTCGTGGCGAGCAGGTCCTCGACCGCGCGAGCGATCGCGTAGGTCTGCGGCGCCAGGACCTGCCGCCCGAAGTCGGCGATGTCGAGCGTCAGCTGCTCGTCTGTCACGGCCACGGCGCTGTAGATGTCGTGGTTGAGCGTGACGTCGATCTTCGTCTCGGACAGCTCGTCCAGCACGATGTCCGAGCTGCGGTCGTTGCGCCACCCGTACTCGCGCGCCTCCAGGCGGGCAGGCACGCGAATGCTCACGGTGTCGTTCTTGGCGCCGGCGAAGTCAGAGATCGCGTCGGACCACACGAGCCGCGGCAGCACAACCTCGCGCTGCAGCAGACCGAGCGAAGTCGCCGCGATGACCTCAGGCTTGAGGAAGACGTTTGCCATTTCAGCCCCTCCAATGGGGTGTCGCCCCAAGCAGGGGGCGGGTGGTTAGTGCAGCCGGGGGATCTTCGCCGCGAGCTTCCGCGGGTCGACCTCCTCCGGCTCGTCAGTGGGATCGAGTCCGCCGCGTCCCAGCCCGGCAGATGTGCCGAAGTGGGCGGCGAGCTTCTTGGCGTCCGCCTCGATCTCCTCGGCGGTCTCGCCCTGCAGCCGGTCCGTGATGTCGTCGGGGAGGCCGTACTGGTGGCCGAACCGGATCCGGGCGACCATGCGGTCCCGCTCCGCCTCGACCAGGGCGATGGCGGCTTGCGCCTCCGCCGGATCCACGCGGGCCTTCAACTGCTCCTGCAGAGCGTTGATCTCGCTGCGGAGCTTCTTCGCTTCCTGGTTCGCCTTGCGCTTCGCCTCGCGGCCCTTCTCCGGGTCCGACCAGTCGTCGTCCGCCTCCGGGGCGGGTGCGGCAGGCTCGGGAGCAGCAGGAGGTGCGGGCA